AGTCTGCAAAACCTTTAGCCAGCAATTGAAATTCCATACGCTGGCTGTAATGCAACCGCTTGTGAATTGAAGACATCACCGCACTGCCCTTTTCAAGCAATGCAATCGTCGTTCCTACAGCAGCATTCTGATTACTGTCACCAACTTGCATGTCTGTAATGCTTGCCAAACGGCGACCAGCATCTACGCAGAAGCCAAGCAGAGCAAACAAGGTCTGGCTAGGCTCCTTGTATGGCAGTGGCAAGAGCGACGCAGACAACTCCGCGCCACCCGCATCCATATCCCTGAACTCGCCCGGTGACAACGGTGTATCGTCATTTGCAATACGCGCGCCCTTGGCCTTGAAGCCTGCTGGCAAGTTAGCAAGCGTACCTGCATCCACCAACTGCTGTAATGCAGACGTTGCTGTCTTTGTCAGACCACCAACCAAATGCAAGAAACCCAAGCCATAAGCACCGGGGCCCTGCACAAGCAAATAATGCACGTAATACTGCTTGCGCGTGAACAAAGGGTTGCCCTCTTTCCAGTTGCGACGCACACCTACAACAGACTGAGAGATTTCATCAATGGTAACGACGTAAGGCAGCTTGATGCCTGTCTCTTCGCCGTCTTCATCCTTGTGCTCAAAGCCGCGGATATCCAAATCAACCAAAATTTCCAGCAAACAGATTTCTTCTTCCACACCAGTGGGATCAACACCTGTTGTGCGGTCAACTTCTTTCTTGATAATGCTCTGGCCAGTTTCAGCCGCAGTCGTCATCTGCGCTGTATCCAAGTACTGCCCACGCACCACCGCTTTGCGGTAATCGTTGGTGGACATCGGAACGCGGTGCGTGATGCGCTGGCATTCGCTCATCACAGAAGATCCGGTATACGGTATATACAGATTATCTGGCAGCACCAAAGCACTTACCATGCGGCCCTTGGCTTCGTCAAAGTAAACCTTTTTAAATGCCGAGCCACCAAAGCCAACGTAGAACAGCAACTGATCAAAATCAGGCGTGTACTCTTCCATCACCGTAGTGATCTGGTAGTTCATGAAGTCCTTGACGCGGTCCGCTTGCATCAACTTCTCACGTGTCTCTTTACCCAGCACTTGCGTGCGCACAGGACCGCCCGCGGGCATCAATTCTTTAAGCGCTTGTGACTGGAACTGAACAATACTCTCTGTCAAAAGTGGGTGCTGCACGCCGCACGCACCTTTGAACGGTTTAGTACGCTCTTCAAACGTAAAGCCGAGCATCTTCATGCCCTTGCTATACTGCTCTTCCCACTCTTTGCGGGAAGATTTGTCCGCATCAAACAAAGACATCAAGTCAGAAGAAATAGACTGCAAGACATCTGGCTCAATGACCTCGGCCAAGTTGCTGTCAAACGCCACGTCGTCGTCTTCTGCACCAATGTTTACAACAACTTCCCCTGTATCTGCATCAAACTCAATATCAACATCTGAAGGCAGCTCATCCGCCATCTCAACGGCAACATCGCCCTCAGGCAAGTCGTCGATTGTTACGTTCTTTTCAATTGGCATGTTGTGTCCTTACAGATATCTGCGGTTATCTTCGTTTTTGCGTTCAACCATTCCACCCTTTTTGAATGGGACGCCTTTTTGCATAACTTTGGCTGCAGTCTCTGGTGACCACACCACGCCCCAAACAGTTGGTTCGGTTCCACCGGGATTTGGCAGTGTAATCGGTTTGATGTCAAATCCTGCTTTTTCGCCACCTAAATCTTTAACGGCTTGTTTTAAATTTGGCAAAACTTTTTCGTACAATTTGGCTTGTGATGATTCTTTTCCGGGGAAAGTAACAAAGTCTTGACCTGCACGCATTGTGGACTGAATTGCATTTTTCATCAACAACTGCATTTCCACTGCAGGGCTTGTTTCAAAGCCTGCAAAAGGCTGCTCTAATTGATACTTGTTCGGAGAAGTTGATGTAATACGATTCTCCACCGCTGTAACTCGTTTTTGTAATTTTGCTTTTTCTATTTTTTGGGTAGGATCAAGTTCATCAACTTCTGCAAGCTTACTTTTTAACGTTGCTAACTCTGCTTGATCTTTTTCTAGTGACCCACTCTTAGGACCTAATTGACGGATATATTGCGCAAGGTCAGACTGCAACTCATGCACGTGACGGCCATTTAATTGTTTGCCGTTCATATCTACCGTGTGCTCTGTGTAACGAGCAAATCCAACAGGGTGGATTTCTCCTGCTACGCTTGCATGTTGCCCACGATAACCCATAAGCGGATTTAATTCCTGTATTGCAGTCTCATACTTGTTTCGCATCCTGTCTTGAACTTTTTGCTGACCTGCTTTAACTGAATCTTTTACAGCTTGTACTTTGCTGGCTACTTGTTCATTAAATTGAATATTAGTGTTTAATCCTCTAGTTGCTTCATAAACATCTTGAACTGGTTTTACTGGCAATTTATTAATAACTGCACTAACATCAATTGGGTCCACCCCTAATTGCGCTAATTTATCTGATCCTTTTTGCATTATTTCAGAAAACAATTTAGCTTCTTCTTCTTGCTGTAATTGTGCTTTTATTCCATACATCGAATTTTCAACTACAAATTTTTCAATTCGTTGCTGTGGTGTTAGTTGTTGGTTAGGAATATCAGAATGAGGAATGGAAGGTATTCTGCCCGAACTTATCCCCTCTCGTATTGCAGCTTTTACCCTATTTTGAACTAACTTATTAAATGGTTTTCCAAAAGCTTGCTCACCTGAAACAACTGGGTATGTAAGCATTTGTTTTGCATCTATAAGTTCTTTTTCAATGTTGTAAAACTTTTCATACACAGGACGAGAGGCCGCCAACTGTTGTTGTAATTCCTTAATATTAGGAAGTCGTGCCATGATAGGGCTATTAGTTAACAGATTGTCAATCCTGTCAAATATTAAAGGCTGAGCGTTATTGTTAAACACATTATTTAATGCCAACCTTAGTTCCGCTGCATCCTTGGCAAGTGCTTCAGTTTCAGGTGTCTGCTTCATGTACAAATTCATTGATCCAGAAATTGGTTTATTTGGAGCAAATACATTATCCATAAAGGCATACATGGGCTTACCTTGGCCTGCAAGCTCATCAATAGAGCGTAAACGGCTAGGTGAATACGTATTAGCCAATGCTTCCTGCAGCATGGCAGGCGTTACTTTGTCTTTAGGACCCAATCCAGACAGCGCTTCTTCAAGTCGTGCAACATCATGCTCACGGAACTTGCCCTTGACTTGATTAATCAACTGTTCCTTCTGTGCCGGACCTTTCATGCCCGCTGCAAATTCGTCTAAACGCCCAACAAATGGAAACTCTGAACTAATTTGCACTTGTGCCGGAGCCGCAACAGGGCTAACCACGGGCAACTCAGCCATAGCACGAGCTTCGGCTGCTACGGGAGCCGCCGCTTCTAATGCAGGCGCTGCTTCTACACCTGTATCAACAATATTCCAACCCGGTGGGTTGTTTAATGGACGCTCAACCGGAGGAGGCATTGCGTTTTCTTCAAACAAACGTAACTGTTGTTGCGCATCTTGGGGCAAACGCGTAACTGCTTCATCACGCCGTGCAACATTTTGCGCTCTTAGTTGATCCTGCGACATTGATCGCCAATTCTCAAACTCCTGCAATTGCTGAGGTGTTAATTCAGGCGCTTGCACGCGCTGACCCGTCATCATGTCGGTCATTCCGGGCTTCGCGGTCCTTGATTCTTGGAACTTGGTCAGCATATCCGCTGCCTTGCTCTTCAATGCCTGCGCACCTTCAATAACCTTGCCGGGGGCCATCATTCCCGCACCGAATTCACCAAGCGTATGAAACCCTTTAAGTGTTGGATCCGCTGGTGTGGGCTTGCGAATGCCCGCTTCTGTGGCTTTTTCTTTTAAATACTCGCTACCCAAAAATGGCTTTTCATTTTTGTATCCAAAAGGACGCATTGCCATGGTTGTCAAATCAACAGGGATGCCGGCAAGATCATAAGGCACATCCAATGCCCCAGCAGCCATGGCCGGGTATGCCGTTCCGCTGTTTAAAGCGTTTGATATATTTCCAGACTTGCGACCAATACCAGACTTTTGCGCAATAAAAGCAGGGGTGCTGGCCGCGGCTATCTCTTCTGCCGTCAACTCACCGGTCTCTGGGCTACCGTTGGCACGGTTGACAGGAATACGGATATTGACGTCGGGGCCCTTACTTCCTATGTAAGCCCTACCCAATTCCCCAGCCAAATCACGTGGGCTAAAACCACCCTTCACAAACTCAGTCAAAGCATTCGCAGCGGACTTTAAAACCTTCTCGCCCGTACCCATCTTTTCATACTCCGCGACCCGCGGTCCGTGGAAATCGTACCTGTCTGAAATGCTGGTAGAACCATCAGGGTTTTGCTTGTACTGAAAACCGCCCAGCGTATTCCTAATGTCCACGTAGCCCGGGCCAATCTGATCTCCAGATGGATAGTCTTGATAATCTACACGGCCATTACCGCCTCTCGCCTGACTTTTTTTTACCGCATCCATCATGGCCATCTGTTCCTTGGCCGTAAAATCTTTTTCAGTAATAGGTGTGCGCCTACCCGTCAAAACATCTACAAAAGTTCTGGACGCTGCATCAAAGAATGGTTCATCTTGACGCGCTGTTACATCCCCGCCATCCGCAAACCGCTTGTTGTATTGCAAATTTAACTGAGCAGCACTGGGATTATTTCTTGGCACGTTCAAATTAGCATTAAACTGCCCACCTTCAATTGGCTGGCTATACCCCAACGAATACGCCTTATTCCCATGCAGCCCCGCCGATACACGGCCCTCACCCAAAGGCAACGATCCCATCAAATTCTTCATCGATGGGCCACTGGGCGAC